CTCACAGTAAATCAAATTAATGTAAGTGGAGTATCAACCTTTGGTGGTAATGCTGATGTTAATGCAAATATAGATGTTAGTGGATCAGCAACTGTTCATAATGGATTAGTTGTAAATGGTGCTATTGCTGATATAAATCATCAGATAGTTGGTATTCAGACAAATAATGTAATTCCATTCTATTATGCTCAAGTAAGTGATTTCCCATCAGCATCTACATATCATGGTGCTGTTGCTCATGGACATGATACAGGTTTAATGTATTATGCACATGGTGGAAACTGGTTAGAATTAGTCAGTAAAAACAATAGTGGAGTAACTGGTAAGGTCATAGTTGGTTCTGGTGTTACTATTGATCAGAACAATATTGATGCTGGTCATGTAACTGGTATTGTAACTGCTAAATCATATGTTGGTGGTGGAGATGGAAAGTTTGTAACTGCTGAATGGACAGTTACTAATAATGGTTCTAGTAACTATATCTTTAATGGACCTGGTGGATTATCTAATGCATCAAACTCAACTCTATATCTTGCTAGAGGACAAACTTATCAGTTTAATATGAATGCATCTGGACATGGATTTGCTATTCAGACTAGTTCAGGTACTTATAACTCTGGTAATGTTTATACTACAGGAATTACTAATTCTGCAGCAGCAGTAGGAGTTATCAAATTTGAAATTCCTTTCTCAGCACCAAATACCTTGTATTATGCTTGTGCATCTAGTCATTCTGGAATGGTTGGATCAATAGTCATCTATCCTTCAATCTAAACCCTATAAATAAAAAGAAAACTTTAAAAAATGGCAGCGATAATAACTGATCAACTGAGAATAGTGAATGCAAGTAACTTTGTATCTGGTGTGCAATCCAGTGCAAACTCTTATTATGCTTTTATTGGTTTGCCTAATGCTGGAAGTTATGCTTCTACTTGGGATTCAGATCCTCCTGCACCAAAAGATGCTTTTAGTCAATCTGATGATTACTATGACACTATGTTAGCAGTTAAGAGAATTAACTCTGCTGATATCAGTCAGGTGGTTAGAAAGTTAAGATGGCAATCTGGTGTGACATATGATATGTGGAGAAATGATATTACAAGAGATAATGCATCTCAACCATCTGGTGCTTTTGATATCTATTCTGCAAACTATTATATAATCAATTCAGATTATAGAGTTTATATTTGTCTGTTCAATAATGCTAATCCTGAAAATAATAATCAGGGTGGTCCTTCATTAGATGAACCAACATTTACAGATTTAGAACCAAGAGCTGCTGGTAGTAGTGGTGATGGATATATTTGGAAATATCTTTATACAGTAAGACCAAGTGATGCAATAAAATTTGATTCAACTGACTATATTCCTGTTCCTGATGATTGGTTTACTAATGCAACATATACTCCTATAAGAGAAAATGCAGATGCTAGTGGTCAACTTAAAATTTGCACTATTACAAATAGAGGAGTTGGTCTAGGAACTGCTAATATCACATACACCAATGTTCCCATTATGGGAGATGGTCAAGGTGCTAAAGCAACTATTGTTGTTAACAATGATTCAAAGGTAGAAACAGTCACAGTTTCAGATGGTGGATCTGGATACACTTTTGGTAGTGTTGACTTAGCAGCAGGTGGAGTTCCTACAGGAACTACAACACCTACATTTAATGTAATTATACCTCCACCTGGTGGACATGGAAAAGATGTTTACTTAGAGTTAGGTGCATTGAATGCATTAGCATATGCTCGTTTTGAAAATGATTCAGAAAACCCAGACTTTGTTACAGGACAACAATTTGCTAGAGTTGGTATCTTAAAGAACCCTCAAGCTCAAGGATCTGATGAGTTATTAATATCTGAAAAAGCAAGTGCTGTATATGCTCTAAGATTGACAGGTGCTGGTTATAGTTCAGCAGTTTTTACTCCTGATGCTTTTATTACTCAAACAGTGGGTATTGGGTCTACTGCTGTAGGAAGAGTAATATCATATGATCAAGTTACTGGTGTTTTAAAGTATTGGCAAGATAGAACAACTGCTGGATTTACATCCACTGGACTTGCTGAACCTAACCCAGTATATGGTTTTAGGATGAACAGGTTTTCACACCTTATAGAGGCACCTGGCACTGCTACAGGTGGAAGTTATACCATCAATGGTGGTAGTGTAGCTGTTGGAATTGACACTGGATTCCAAGGTGTTTCAACAGTAATAAATAATAGGACATATTATTTGGGTCAAAACTTTGTTAGTGGTATTGCTCAACCAGAAATCAAAAAATATTCTGGTGAAGTGGTATATGTAGATAATAGACCTTCTATAACTAGATCCAGTTCTCAAAAAGAAGACCTTAAAATAATCTTGCAATTCTAAAAAATCATGCCTCAGGAAACTAATCTAAACGTTGCTCCTTATTTTGATGATTTTGAGCCGTCTAGTAATTATTATAAAGTATTATACAAACCTGGTTTTCCTGTTCAGGCAAGAGAACTTACTACCATGCAATCTATTCTTCAGAATCAGATTGAAGATATGGGTAATCACTTCTTTAAAGAAGGTGCTAAAGTAATACCTGGTGGTTCACAATTTAGAGATCAATTTTTTGGTATACAAATAGATTCTGAATTTTTAGGAATTCCTGTAAGTTTATATCTAGATCAATTAGTAGGTAAAAAAATACAAGGTGCATCATCAGGTGTAACTGCTCAAGTAATAACTTATATTACAGATGAAGAGTCAGAAAGAGGTAATGTAACTTTATACATTGCATATAGAGGAAGTGGTATTAATAATGATATAAACACATTTTTAGATAATGAAGTTTTACAAACAGTTGAATCTATAAGTTTTGCTACTACTTTCATAGCAGCTGGTGAAGGTTTTGCAAGCACAATATCAACAGGAGCTGCTGTTATAGGTATGGCATTTAAAATGTCTGCAGGTGTTTACTTTTTAAGAGGACATTTTGTAGATGTTGATGATGAAGTTTTAATATTAGATCAGTATGCCAATACTTCAAGTCATAGAATTGGATTTAAAATAAGAGAAGATATCATATCTGCAGATATTGATCCTTCTTTGTCAGATAATGCTCAAGGATTTAATAACTTTACAGCACCTGGTGCTGATAGATTAAGAATTACTGCTACTTTAGGAAGAAAAGATATTGATGAACTTAATGATGAAAATTTTGTTCAGTTAACTGAAGTTATTAATGGTGCACTTGAAAAAGATACTGTCATAACAGAATACAATCATTTAGCAGATGAGTTAGCAAGAAGAACATATGATGAATCTGGTAACTACTATTGTAGAGATTTTACAACATCTGTTAGAGAGTGTTTAAATGATGGAACAGGAAATAGAGGTCTTTATAATGATGGACAAATAACAGAGCAAGGTAATGAACCAACTGAAGACTTAATGGTATTTAAAGTCTCACCTGGTAAAGCTTATGTAAGAGGATATTATGTTGAACTGATGCGTGCAAGCAACTTTGATGTTGTTAAACCTAGATCAGTAAAGACATTAAAAAATCAATCTATTAACTTTGGATTTGGTCCTTCATTTGAACTGAATAATGTCACAGGATCACCTACTTTAGGATTTAACAATAGTAATACAATAAGTTTAAGAAGTGAAAGAGTTGGATCAGAAAAAAGACCATCTAGCACTCATGTTGCTATTGGTGGACAAAATGATGCTGGACATGTAGGTGCTGCTGGATCTGAAATAGGTGTTGCTAGATTATATGACTTTGCTTTAGAGTCTGGATCATATAATACTCAAAATGCAGCAACTAACCAATGGGATATAGCATTATGGGATCTACAAATGTACACAACATTTGTATTGAATACACCAATAACATTAACAGTACCAACTCATATTAAAGGACAATCAAGTGGTGCTACAGCTTTCCTTAGAACTGCAACAAGTAATAGTACTTCACTTACAGCATATGATGTAAAAGGAACTTTCTTTCCTGGTGAAAAATTATCATTCAATGGAAATACTGATAATGATAGATTTACAGTTGATGTTCATAATTATGAAATATCTGACATAGGATCATTATATTCCAGTGTTGGAACAGCAAATACTTTTACAGCAGATTTAATACCTAAAAAGGTTCTAAGTTTTGGTAGTGGAACTGTGGGATCAGCATCATCAAGTGCTACTTATCCTAGTGGTTTTGCTAACATAACCAGTGCTGGTGATATTTTTGCAGGAATAGTAACTAGTGGTGATTTAGTTAGATATAAAAGATCTGGAAAAACATTACCCTCAATCAATAAAGTTATTGGTATAAATGATACTTCTTTAACTGTTGTTGGAGTTACTAGTGTCACAGGAGTTGTTGATGGAGGAGTTGGATTTGGAGAGGATATAACTGATTTAGAGTTAGTTGGTAGTGAAATTCAAAGAACTTTAGGATCAGGTAATAGAGCTGATAATGAGAGTTTATACAGTATATTCCCTAAGAGAAATGTTCAATATGTTGATCTAGTTAATTCTAACATTGTAATTAGAAAACAATTTGATGTAACTATAACAGCAAATAAAACCAGTGCAGTTAATGCTGGTGATAGAGAGACATTTTTACCTTTTGATGAAGAAAGATATACAT